CGGCTCCTACAAGGCTAGCCCTATGCTTGCCGATACTGCCACTGATTCCCTTGTTGGGCTTAATCGTGGTCTCTCTAATGCTGTTGGAGTTCAGGCCTACCCTGACTCTAATGGTCCTGTTGCTATGACTAGCTGTGTCTATTGCAATGTTTCGGCAAATTTGCCGCGGGATTTTTGTCCAATGAGAGTTGAAGTGTTTTTCGATGAGGAAGAGGAAATTGATTACGGTGTCCAATCTGCGATCAGAGAGTACATTCCTCCGCGTTCAGTTTTTATCAATGAGCGTGTTGAGTTAATTCAGACTTTCTTATTTCGGCCCCTTGATGATGCGTTCTTTAGCATTCTCATCCGACAATTTCGTTTATATATCGGTGAGATTTCTACATTTGAGTGCTTAGTTCCCGGTTTGTTTGGCCCTGAAAGGCCTACATCGCAATGTGACTTAATCCATTGGTCTGAAGCCTTATTCTTATACTACAAGCGTCTTGCCGTTAGGTTCGCGTATTTTGTGGGGAATATGTTGCTTCATTTCTTTAGGAATGTTCTTATTCTTGGTCCAATTTGTTGTCTTGTTAGCCCTTTCTATGCATTTTTCTGCTTATTTCAGTGGACTTTCTGTTTTGTTTTAGCATATTGTCCTTCTTTCTCTAATCTGAGCATCTTTTTCTGTTATGCAGTATCTTTACGTTTCCTTTTTGTTGGTTTCTCCACGGTCCCTTTATTTGGGATTTTGTGCTGCCATTTGGTTAGAGATTTTGTGAGTTATGGTTGTATGCCTGACCCCCTTGATGCCAAAGCGAGTGAATTGGAGCGGCTGCGACGTCAAGTTTTCTTTATTTTGTCAAGGAAAGGCGATATACACGAGCAGTTAATTTTCGCTTATAGATACTTGGAAAAGCAGCCTAGGGTCGGCCGGGGAAGTCACTGGGCTTTGCCTCGCATCACTCTGGTTAAATCGAAATATTTTTACTCTCCCTCAATTAAATTTGGCAAGAAGTTGTGTACGACTGTGGAGTGTTATAAGTCCATGTATGATGCGATGTGGGCTGCCTTGGAGCTAAAGAATAACCTTGTTCCCACCGCTGGAGAAAGTGACTCTGTGCCCCTCATTAGTGATAGATGGAAGTGTGTTGGGACTACTTTCCAGCTCGTTACAGTTCTTTGTGCGAATTTGCCTTTTGGCCTTGGCTTTCATTTGAACCCTGTAGCCGGTCAGTATATTCAAGACGCAATTCTTTTTGTCATTAAGTACCTCTATATTGTTACTGACACACGCTCATCGAAACAGATAGCTCTAGCTTGTGAGTTGCTTCAATTTAGGAATTGTCCATTGGGCATTGCGCTTTATGGAGCTGCTAACGAGTGGCTTGGTGATTATGTTGCCGCCACATTGGAGGAATTCGATAAGATAATTGATGGAAAAGCTGAAAAAGTCGAAGAATATCTGGACCCTATTGGATCTGGAAAGCGGAAGTGGTGGCGCAAAGGAGTCCACCAGCCTACTTTGAGTAGTGTACCTTCCCCTCGGCCGTCCGCAAGGACTACAATGCCAGCGCGAGCGGCGCGTACTATGTCGAACCTTTCCAGCGTACCGGAGATTAATCCAGACAGTCTTGTCCCTACCGCAGGCTTCGTCTCAATGGACAGTTTTGTTAAGCTGTTGAATTGTTTTGATGGTGCCATCCGATCGCAAGTCGCGAAGAAGATTTTGCAAGTGTTGGCAATCATTATCGCTCTTTTTTCCTTTTCAAAATCTGGTACTTTTAGTCCGGAAGGAATGACGAGGGTTTTAGAGTCCATGAAGACATCCCATTTTGACGAGGCTGTTGATTTAATGAGTTACTTTTTAAGCTTGTTACGTTGGTTAGCTGATGCTGGTTGGTTTCTTTTCCGTTTTCCTTCATCAGCTTCTTCTTTGTTGACACCAGACTTGACTATGAGTTGGAAGGATAGAGCTGAGAAACTTTTACTGGTTGAGAAGTGTTCAGGTTATGCTAATTGCACTGGAGATGGAACACTCGACATGGAAGGTAAACAGGTTCCCCTACCGTTGCTCCGGCAGCGTTTGTTACAGCTCATTAAAATTGAGTGGCCATCTGTAGAGGCTGCTTTGAAGGTTACTTCGAGTAAATTTGCGATGAATGAATTTAAGCAGTTGAAAAATCGATTGGTGACTTTTGAGTCAGTTTTGGCGAAAAAGATTATGTCACAGAAGTATAGGAGACAACCATTTGGTATCGCTTTAACTGGAGGAACTAGCGTTGGAAAATCTAATGTCTCTAATTTGCTATTTGCTTATATTTCCGCTTTGGAAGGAATGGAGCATTCGGCTGAGTTGGTCTTCTCCCGTAATCCTCTGACACTTTTCTGGGACACGTTTATTGGCCAGCCTTACATATTGTTTGACGATGTTGGCGCTATTCACCCTCAGGCTAAAACTCCTGACACATCGCTGGTTGATATTCTTCAGGTGAGCAACAATGCTCCTTATGTGCCCCCCATGGCCGTTGCAGATGAAAAGGGTACGCAGTGCGTCACATCAGTTGCTGTTATCGCTACGTCGAACATGTTTGACTTAAATGCTCCCAC